TTCTAACTTTCTTAGTATAAACTTTAGTTGAAATTCCATTAAATCTTCTGATATATCCTTTCCAATCAAACTTGGCAGCAACAACTTCTTCAAGTATAAGAACACCTTCTATTTCTCCAGGTACATTTCCTCTCTTCTTAAGTGTGTCATCTTTTGCATCTGAGAGTATTTTCTGTACTTGTTTCTCAATAAGTTTTTGTTCAGCTTCTGTAAGATTTTCAAACTCATCCCAAGTACTATGGTCAGGCAAATCAGCACCATCACCAGCATCCATTTGATCACAAAGATCATCATACTTTTCATCACCACTTGTACCATTTGTATCTTTCTCATTCTTAGCTTCTTTAAGCTTATCATAATAATATCTACAACCTGCTTTAGTATTTAGATTTAAATCAGGATAATTATTAATATCAATACCACCTTCTGGTAGTAAGTCATCACTAATATATTGATTTATTTCCATATCCATAGCAATATTTGCTAATCTTCTATCACTAAACTTAAATACTGTAGTTAAGTGACCAAAAGCAATATGTAAAAGCTCATGTTTAAGTAAGCCTAATCTATGATCTTCAGATAAATTTGTCCAAAAATCTTCATTTATTGCTAATTGGTAATTAATACCATTTTTACAAACACCAGCAGTTGGTATTCTTTTATTCCAAATCTTATTTAGTTTAATGAGAAAGAACCCATAATAGGGCTCTTTCAACATTAAATCTTTTCCTGTTTTACTTAAAGTATCTTCTCTAGTCATTGTCTTTTATTTTTACATTTATTTCTAATTTATCTGTAGGATAACCCATATTATATAAATTATTAGAAAGTTGATTAGTAAATAATTCTAAATATAATTCTATTGATTCTTTACTACATTTATTAGATGTTAAAGCAGAAAATACTGTAGAAGAAGGCACTCTATAATATTTACTATCAAGTTTTAAAACATTTTTTAAAAGTTTAAAAACTTTTTTACATTCTTTTTCCCATTCTTCAGCAGATGTTCTACCAAATTGGTATAATACTAATAATTCACCTAAATGTTTTTTACTAGCATAGTTATTAAGACAAGAAAAAGCAATTATAGCATTTTCTTTATCTTCAGAAAGTAACATATCTAATATGTTTTTAATTTCTTGTTTGTTTAAAATCATATTATTTATTTGTTAAAGTCCAAACTAAATCTTGAATTTTTTCAACTATGTCTTCTTTAAGTTCATCTGTAAGTGTTTGCAATTTTAAATTGTATATCCACTTATATAATTCTTCTTCTGTCATAATTTTGATATTACTAAATAATTTGCATATGCATCTTCATATGTCTTGGCCCATATTCTGTAGCCATCAATTATAAATAGTTGTTTTTCCATTAGTCTTCTATTTTAAATAAGTGTATACCAAGTTTAAGATCTTTTATTAATTTTTCACTAAACGGTTTTTTAATAGTAGGATGCATGCTTTTATTATCTAATACTAAACCATCTTTTCCATTCTCATCTTTAGTTACAAATGCTACATATATCTGATGACCATGATATTCATCTTCAGTAAGTATATCACCTCTTTCAAATGGTGAACTTTCAGGTATCTGATATACTCCAGTTAGTTTTATATAAGAACCATCTATTGTTACAGTATCTACTGTAAATATGTTATTTAAATCTTCCATTAGTCTTTAATTTTAGTTTTTATTTTATTAATAAGTTCAGGAAAAGCCATAAACCAAAGAGCATACAAACCCAGGCATGTTAACAGTAATAAACTGATTCCTAGTATAACCAATACTATTATTCCAATAATCTTCATTAGTCTTCTATTTTAAGTGTTTTTATTGCCCATTCTTTAGGTTTACCTGATGATATCATATCAACCCATTCTTTAGCAGTAGGAATGTAATTATTACAATCTTCTTTTACATGTTGTTCTCCAACATATCTAGTGTATACAGTTTTACCATCTGAATTTATAAATGAGTTACCAAATACTTTTTCACATTCAAATATACCTTCACTATGATGTCTAAACATTCTATGCTTACTGTGTCCTATCCAAGCCTTAGTTTCATCAAACCAATCATGAATAGGTTGGTAATCAGATAACTGACCACCCCATTTTCTAACTGAGGATTTGCAATGTTGCATTGGATGTGCCATTATTCTAAACTTTTACTAATTAAATCTCCTTCATGTTCAAATTCTTCAGTATCAGTAACATAAATAGTATTATTTATTTGATATTGACCTGAAGGAATTTTAATAATCATTACTCCATAACCACCATCATTATTCCACCAATCTTCTAAATCATTTAGAATTTTTTCATTTGCAAAGTCTATTAAGTCATCTCTAAGATAACCATCAAGATTTGCTAAATAAAGAACATCTTCTCCATAATTAATTAAATTCATAATATCATAAAAACTAACTTCTTTAGTTGTGGTATATACAATATCATCAATATCTCCTGAATCTCCACTACCTGAGTAGAATATTTTAATTCCCGTAACACCAAGGTCAGCCAACTTTAATAGAAGGCCTGTCATTTCATTTTCTGTCATATTATTTTGTTTTGTAAAATCTGCCAAGAATATTGGCATTTAAATAATTTTCTTTCTCAAGCACTTCATACTTAAACTGGTGCTTTACTTCTTGATAAGTTAATTCTGTAGCAGAATAACAAATTAACAAGATCTCTCTTTTAATAGTAACTCCTGCTTTGTGAGCTTCTTTTAATTGTTGATTACTACTATAGTAATTTTCAAAATTAGCTTTTTGTTCTTTAGTATATTTCTTTAACCTTTTATCAGTAACTAACGCTAAAGCTTTTTTACCAAGTTTCTTTTTTACATTTGAAAAGAAATTCTTTTTACCAATATAGGCATAAGTATTTCCATTTAATATCACAGACATGTGATAAATAAATCCAATACCATTTTCTGGTATATCTGTTTCAGTAAATTTTTTACCTTGGTATATCCAACTCATAATGCTTGTTTTAGTAAAGGTAATAATATTCCTCTAACTTTATCAACTCCATGTTTTTCAATAGAATCAGATAAATCTTTTTCCATAGGAAGAACAACATAACTAAAATTATATTTATGTTTATATCTTTCAGCAGCTTTTATGCCTGGTTCATCATTATCAAACAATACAATTATAGATTTATAACTTTTACTAAGTTTGTTAATTATAGTTTCTGAAATCATAGTATTCTCACTGTCTGGTGCTATACATTCTGCATTAACTATTTTGAGTTTTTGAAATACCATAAGATCTTTTAAAGAAGAAGTTATAATTAAATAATCTTTTTCATAACTTATTTGATCAAGACCTTGTACATAATTTTGTACTTTAATGAATTTTTTATCAGAATTTTTTGGCATATAAACTTTATACAAAGAACCATCATTTCTAAAATAACCATAAGTATATGGTCTTTCAAATTTAAATAAAAGTATATTACCATCTATATCTTTTTTTTTCATTGTAAAATACTGCAATGGTGATACATTATAATGCTCAAGTAATTTAGAACCAATTTTAAATTTTGTCCAATATTGTTGATCTATTGTATTCCAATGTCTTATTTCATGGTCAACTACTTTAAATTTATCATGAATTTTAAACTCTCTTTTTTCAAAAAAAGTATTATTAGCAAGAAAGTCTTCATAATCAGAAAGTATTTTATTTACTGCATTAGCCCTAGTAGGCATATTATATAATGCTTTAACTAATTCTATGCCATCTCCTTGAATACCAGATGAAAAATCTTTAAACTTATAGTATCCTGAAATTGTATCTGTATAAATAAACATTGAAGGTACTTTATCTTTTGAATTAAATGCAGATAAAATTTTTACATCTTGTCCTGTGAGTTTTTCTTTTAAATTTAAATAATTTTCAAAAACCCATTCTCTTGGTACATCATTTAAATCTGAAATTATGTGTTTAGTTGAAATCATACTATAAATTTTAACAATAAAAAAGAGGAACCATTTCTGATTCCTCTTATAACTAAATTTTAATTAGTCTAAATTAAAATCAGAACTTGATTTTGTAATTGTAGAAAAATCATCATCATCACCAAACTTTTTAACTTCAGTAACTTCTAGTTTTCTAAGATGTTTTGCTTCATCATATACTAAAACTTTACCTTGTTCAATTTCAGCATAAGCATATTTTCCTTTTTCTGCTTTAGCCAAATACATATCATAATTAATATAACCAGATTTATTTAAATATTCTTTACCAGCTACACAAAATTCTAAATACTTATCTTGAAAAAGACCTGCTTTGTTAAAAGCATTTACAAAATCTTCAATAGTTTTATGTTTATCATTTTCTCCTACAAACCATTCATTAAAACCAAGAGTTTTAGATAAATTTTGTAAGAAAATTAATATTGCCCTATCTCTTTGAATTTTAACTCCAGATTTAGTTAAACCATCTGAAAATGCATATTGACTAGCTTTTACTTTACCAATTTGACCTTCATAGTGTCCTTTTGACTCATCATCTTTATCAAGCATAAATCCTTCAAAACCTGGAATAGGTTCTGTTTCAACATGCAATATTAAATGATATGCATTATCAATAAATCTAAAATCTTCTAATTCAAGACTATTAATTTTTAATACTAAATTACCTGGTGCAATTGTTTTTACTCCTCCTGAGCCTGTGCCCAAGTCTGTTGTACTTAATCCCATTTTTATTTTATTTTTATTTGTTATTAAATTATTATTGATACACAATATCCTATTACAATAATAGATATTATAACTGAAATTACTTGTAATGTTGAATCAACATCATCTGGTCTTTTTTCTTCTTGGTTCATTTTATTTTGTTTTATTTGTTACATATATATTTTATCCCAGTGAAACTTCATTTCACCTTTGTTATTCATTTCAGAAACTACTATCTCTTCATTTCTTAGGTGTTCTGGTCTTGCACCACAAGTTACTCCTTCACTAGTTTTAAAAGATATAATTGTTTTATTATCCTTTCTAAACATGTAGCCTATTGCATCAGCATTAGCACATATTAAAGATTTAATTTTACCAGTTAAATCTATGTTAGATGCCATTACCATTTCTCCTTTATCATCTACCTGTTTGTCTTTAATATGACCAGATAAAATAATATGGGGTGCTAAGGTATCAATAAAATCTAAAACTTGAAAAAAAGCTTG